AGCCAGCGGGCTTTGAGTTTGTGCGCCAGCAGGCCGCGCTTGGCGGCTTTCGCGCGGGCGATCGAGGCCAGGGCTTCGGCGTGGCGCGCCTCGGGCAGGCCGGCGAGTTGGAGGGCTTGTTGGGGGGTCATTGCGCCGCCCGGTGTATCTCACGCTGCCGCACCAGCACGCGCACGTTCCACGCGACGATGCCGACATAGCCAGCAACTACGAGCGCCAGCGCCTGCACGCTTACTTGGTCGCGCCAGTAAATCAGCGCGGCGATCAGCGCCAGCTTGCTGCCGACGAGCACGGCATCGCGCCCGAATTTGCCGATCAGGAGGATCAGAAGCTTGTTCGTCTCCCGGCCGCCCAGTCGCATGATGTTGATCGTCAGGGCCGCGTCCGCGATTTGCAGGGCGATCAGGGAAATGAGCAGGGCTGTGTGCAGGGTCATCATCACAGCCCCAACTTTGCGCGCTCGTCCCGCCCCCACTGCCGCGCAGCTTCCACCCAGGCGCCGAAAGCAAGCATCTCGTCCTGCTCGCCTGGCTCGAACGTGTACACGCCAAGCGCCGCTCCCACGCCAATGCGCGCGAAGTAGGCCTCATCGCTCTGGCTGTATTTGCTGCGAATGCGCGACTCCATTCGCTCTGCGATCAGCGCGCAGTGTGGGCTGGCGGCCTTGATCTGCTCGCGCAGCTCGGGCGTCATGTCCACAGGCTCGATCGTGATTTCTGGCGGCTGATCGGGCAGCAGCGCGGCGGCAGGGATGGCGACGTACGTCACGCCATCAAGCGTGCACAACTCCGTGCAGTGCAGCGCGTCGTCTACGCCCATCGAGTCCGGGAACACCATTTGGATGGTGGTATAGGGCGTGGAAACTTTTTGGTAGCGCACGATAGATGTCGTCATTGGTTAGGCCCTTTCATATCAGCCCAAGTAGCAACAGGCGGCGAACCCAACGGCGGCGCTCGCGGCGGACCGGGCGTAGTTCAGATAGCGAAACCGGCCCCCGGCATTGCTGCCGTTGTTCCAGTTGCCGCGCGAAATCACACAGAGCATGTCAAGCCCCTACCGCATCAGGGGTTGGTGGCCCCTGAATTTCTGCCTTAACCCACCCGCCGATCATTCGGCCAAGCTCGTCCACCATGCGCAGAAGCACCACAAAGCGGTGCGTGCCAGGCGCGGCGGCATCCCTGCGCCCGCCGCTGTAGTCGAACAGGCCAAGCTCATTGGCCAGGTGCACCAGCATGCGCAGCTGCTCGTGGCGCACGTCGAGCTGGGTCAAGGTCGTTTTCTTGTGATAGCGTTTTTGCGCCTCCGTGGTCAGGTTGTAGACATCCAGGTACGCTTGGCGAATCCCCTGGGTGAGTGTGTATTTGTGGCAATTGGGGAAGTGGGCCAGGTAGCCCTCCAACTGCACGGCAAACAGCACCAGCTTGCGGTGCAAGCTGGCTTCTGCGTGTACTGAAGTGCGTTGCTTTGTCATGGCATTGGCCCTGGTCGCTCCCGCTCAGGGCCTTACAAATAACAAGAGGCGGCGAAGCCAACGTTGTAGTGCGCGTTGGATCGTGCGTAGTACAGATGGCGACACCGCCCGCCGGCATTGCTGCCGGCGCTCCAACTGCCGCGCGAAATCACACAGAGCTGATTGACCGCATGCTCGTAGTAGTAATCGAGCCCCGTCAGGCTGCTGCCAGCGGGGCTCACGCCGCCAGCGGCGGGCATGCCCAACATGGTGCGCGCGCGGTCTGCTGCGGTGGCGTTGGAAAACACAGCATTGCTGCCGTTGCCGTAGCGTTGCCCAAGGGTGTTGTTGGGGTAGTCGGTGCGGAAGTTAAGCGTTATCGGGTCGAAATTCGCAGCGACGCCAGCAGCGCCCCAGTGGTCAGTTGAAAGCGTGGCGCCATCGGTAATCGCGGTGATGTCGGCCGTTGGTTTGAGCGCGTAGAACGTTGCGTTGTAGAGGGTGCCGCCGCTTGTGTACGTTCCGAATGCAGTTCCATCTACGCCGTCTAGCGTGAGGTTATTTGCATCAACAACCGTGACAGTAAAAGCCTTGGTGTTGATTTGCGTCATCCCGACAACGCCTTCAATAACTGCGACATCCCCAGTAATGCGCCCATGCCCCGTTACCGTGATTTGCACCGGGTTGGTTTTGGTGGCTGCGGAGATGGCTTTCGTGGTGCCAATGCTCGTCATTCCGGGGTTGATCTTGTAGATATTCCCCGCTACGTCTGCGATGCCGCAGGCCTGCCCGTTGTGAGTGGTTTTGGCGAAGTTGCTGCCCGATCCTGTGAGCGCCATATTGGGGTAGCTCGCTGCGCCAGCGCTGGTGAATGTCAGCGTTCCGTCGTCGGTCGAGCCCAGCGCGTTGTTGTCGCAGCCCTTGGGGTAGTTCGTAGAACCTGCAGACCACCAGGCGCAGTAGGTCGTGGCTGTTGACGCCTGTGCATGCGCCTCGCTGATGCGGGTAATCGCATCGGCCTGCTGCACAGTCTCAGGGTGAAACTTGGCGCCGCGCGTGCGCGCTGCAGCAAACGCACCGTAGTACGCATTGGCCGCGCCCACCGCCGAAAACCCAACTTGCCCAGCAGCCGGCCCGGATACCATGGGTATGGCCAGGGCGATGCTGGATGCCACTGAGCCATTGGCAGAGCAGTCGTATTTGTCGCGGAAAAATCCAGGCTGCGCAACGCCAGCATTCATGAAAGCTGCGTGTAGATAAAAGCCCTCAGCGTTCGCCGTGGCCTCGTCGGGGTGTGCGCTGACGGGCACGATGCGAATCGTGTTCGCGCCGTAGGTGGCATAGCCTGGGTCAGCAGCGTTTCCGAGGCGAAAGCGGTACGCGGGCACCCACACCATGATGCTGCCATCGCTGTGCTGGTAGTTGCCGTAGTTGGCGCTGGCCGGATCTGTGGCCCCGGCCATCGGCGTGAATCCCGCAGGCACTTGCGGGCAGATGCCGACGCCAAAGCCCTGCGCGCCAGGTACGCCGATGTCGTTGAACTTGATGCTTGGGAAGATGGCGGAGAACCAGCTTTGGTCGAGTTTCCCCGTGGCGCCTGCGATAGGCGTCTTGTTCGGCGCAGCTACCGCACTGAGCGTGGCGGTATCTACTTTCAGGGCGAACGCTGCGGCCTGGGCGGTGCTGACGGGTTTGCTTGCATCGCTGGTGTTGTCCACGTTGCCGAGGCCCACATCGGCCTTAGCCAGAGTTACTGCGCCGGTCTTGCCTGCAACGGACAGCACCGCGTCGGTGGGCGTGCGCAGCTCGATCCAGTTGGCAAGCGTGGATGCAGGCTCTGCGGCCAGGGCGAAGGACTTATTCAGGTCACTGCGCACAGCCACGTCGCCGCGCTCTGCGGTCAACGCCAACATGGCCGCTTGTGTGGCAACCGAGAACACGTCGGTAATGGCGATTGCCGGCAATTGGCTCTCGGGCACCTTGCCCCCGACCAAAGACGCCTTCGCTGCCAGTGTCGCATCGAGCCCCACAATCGTGCTGGTTGCCTGCGTCCCGGTATGCGTTGCCCGGTCCCGCAGTTGCGCATCGGTGGCGTTGGCCGTGGCACCGGCCGCAACCCCGGCCAGCTTCGTCTTCTCTGCGGTAGTGAAGTCGGCCTCGCTCAGGCCCTTGCCCGCGATCTTGTCCACCTTCGCGGCATCGAGATCGTCCAGCGCCGCGTAGGCAAGCTGCATTTGCGTATCCAGCTCCGCTTGCGTCGCCATATCCACGGCAAAGCCGGGGTTGGGATAGTTGCCCGAGAGCACGCCGCCTGCGCCGCCAGTGGGTGGGCGGGCGTCTGTGAGCCGCGCGTCGTCGCCGGCGGCCACTGTGCCTGCCGTGGTGCCTACGTCCAGGCTCGCCGCTCCGCCAAGATCGCTCTCCTTGGCATATTGCGTGTGCGGGTCCGCAGCGTTAAGGTGGCTGGTCATCGCCGCGGCAATCGCGCTGATGTCTTGCGGCTCCATCGAAGAACCCCCGAGCATGAAGTCCACCCACTGCAACTCGCCGGGCACGTCTTCAACGATTCCAGAGAACTCGCGGAAGCCCTCGAACTGCACGCGGCACTTGTACTTGGTTGCCCGGTTGCCGCGCGTGTTCGGCCACAAGTCCGCCGTGAATTCGCCCGCTGCGTCCGTTGTCGCCACTACTGTTTCGCCGCCTACGCGCTCGTTCGTGGTCGCGTCCCAGGCGTCGGATGCCCGGCCTCCTGCATCCATCAACTGGAAATGGATCTTCACGCCGACCAGCAAATCCCCATCGGGCGAATGCAGCGGCGCGCCAGCGTTGGTGATGGTGCGGGTAACGAGTGCCATGCCGAGCAGTGTTCCCGCCCAGCCTTCGCACGCCAAACCCTATACGGGGGTCAGCCGCCCAGCAGAGTCTCCCAGTCCGTCACATCCCGCTCGTTGCCCCGGTAGTCTCCGCGGGCGCTCACCTGGTTCATGAGCGTGGTAACCATGTTGCCGAACAGGTCCACCACTTCATTGGCGTTCATCATCTTGAGCTTGCCCAGGAAGTCGTCGCGGTCGCGCGCCTGCGCCTCGGCGAACTCCAAACCGAAGCGCCGGGTGGCCGTGGTGCGCAGCAGGCTGGCCACGCGCTCGCTGAACTGCGCGTTCATGGCGTAGATGTTGTTCGCGGCGTCCAACACCTGGTTCTGGTCGTTGACCCACATGCCGCGCGCGCGCAGCTGCAGCTTCAGGGCCTCGGCAACCTGTTGGTGCAGTTTGCGCACCCGCTCCATGCTGGTGTCGAGCGAGGCGCGCGCCAAGCGCATCTTCTCGCTGCGCTCCTGCTGCAGGCGCTGCGCGTAGGTCTGGGCCAGCGCATCGGTGGCGCTGGAAATGTCGCCCCGGGCGCGCGCCAGCGCTTCCAGCATGTGGCCATGGGCGAAACGGTGCCCTGCCCCGGCCGCGAGCTGCAGGGCCTCGCGCTCCTGGCTTTGCACCTGGCGCTGGGCGCGCAGAAACACCGTCTCCGCCGGCGTGCTGTCCACGAGCTCGTCGTAAGACATGCCGGTGGCCGACTGCAGCGCGGCGGACACGAACGCCTGGGCGTCGGCGCCAGCCAGCCCCAGGCCCGGGAAAAGATGGTCCAGCTTACCCACGTAGTCGCTGAAGAACGAGCCCACCACGCCGTCGAGGAACAGCGGCAGGCTGTCGATGTCGGGGTTCTCGCCCTGCAGCGTGGCGTCCTCCAGGGCGTCCTGCGCCGCGTCCAGCCCCGGCGAGTAGCTGACCTGTCCCGCCGGCGCCCGCGTGCTGATGCTATCCAGGGCGGCGTTGATTTCCGTCCCGATGGCCGCGCGCATGGCGTTGTCGGCCGTGCCGATCATCTCGGAAATGCGGTCGATGGCGGTGTAGACGATCGCCGCAGAGATGCCCTGGGCTGCAATTCCGGTGCTCGTTGCCATGGCCTACGCCCCCGCGTCGATGTTGTTGGATTCGCTGGCCGTCGAGCTGACGCTGACCCCGGCGCTGTTGAGTGCGGCTGCCGCGCGCGACGAGAAGCGCCGCAGCAGCTTGATGTTCGCCTCGGCCGACATCTGCGCCAGGGTGTTGGCCCGCTCCACCTGTGCTCCGATGCGCTTGATGACCGCCTCGTGCGAATCGTCGTAGATCATGACGCGCTCATTCCACTCGGCGAGCTCGGCCGAGCGGACCTGCATGCGCGACCTCACGGCCGCCTCGTTGCGCTGCAGGCGGGTCAGGTAGTCGTTGTTGCGCCCAAACACGTCGAACATCAGGTGCATCTGCGTGAAGAGGTGGTCCATCACCGCGTCCAGCGCGTCGTTGTAGGCCTTGACCAGCGCCTCGGCCGCGTCCACACGCAGCTTGTGGCGCTCGGCCTGGCGGTCTGCCTGCATTCCGATCGCCAGCCGATCAATATGCAGGGCCGCCGCGCGCGTCTGCACCCCCTGCAGCGCATCCGCCGCGCCGGCCGGCAGCGGCAGGCCGTAGGGGTTCACAGGCTGCGCGGCGTAGCCCCGTGCCTGGTCCAGCCGCTGGTCCTGGCCGAGATAGCCTAGCCCGTCGGCGCCGTTGACCACGCCGCGCAGCCAGGCCACGGCCTGCTGGAAGCCCGGGCCGATGGGCACCACGCTCGTCAGCACCGCCTCGAACTGCGTCGCCCAGTGCTGCGCCACCTCCTGCATCTGGCCACGCAGCTCGCGGTCGTGGGCGCCCACCAAGGCCGCTGCTTCGTTGCCGGCGTACAGGCTCAGGAACTTCTCGATGGTCGGCCCGCCGCCGCCCGTGCTCACGCCGGACTCATGGGGCTGCTCGATGTTGTGCGAGCTGAAATTCGCCGCGTTGGCGTAGCTGTTCATCGCCATGTTCCAGGCGCGGCCCAGCAGCCAGTCGAACAGCAGGGCCGAAGGTAGCGCGCGTCCGTTGGGCATGGTCAGATCCTCCGCTGGCTGGCCAGCACGTTGAACGTGATGTTGTCGAGCTCGAACACGTCGCCCTCGGACACCAGTTCAAAGGTGAAGTAGTTCGCGCGCAGCCCGCGGCCCACGTCGAAGCGCTGCGCCTCCAGGGTTTCGTTGGCCGCGCGCGCGGCGTAGGTGTAGGTGTTCTTGCCGTCGCTCACCCGCAGGTAGAGCTTGCCGGCGGACGACACCCCCGCGTACACCGCCTCCAGGCCCTTGAGCGCCTGGGTGCCGAAGTCGTGCTTGCCCAGCGCCACGCCGGCGACGATCGGCTGCCCAGCGTCGCTGGTGCCCTCCAGCAGGTACACGCCGTCCTGGCGCACGCCGAAGTGCTTGCCATCCAAAACGAAGAAGCTGTTGAAGCCGTAGGCGTCGTAGCGCGTCGTCGCGCGGCTGTCCGTGTTCACCACCCAGGCCGGGCCCTCGTCCGCCGGCGCGTCGCCGTCGATGCGGAACATCGCCGTCACCAGGCGCTCGCCGGCGCCCAGCTGCTCAATCACCGAGTCGAGCATGGTCATCACGGCGGACGCGGCATCCTCGGCCGTGATTTCTTCGCTGGCGTCGGCTGTCACGGTGGCATAGGCCGCCGCCGTGGCGCTCCCGTCCACACGCTCGATGAAGGAGATTGCGATGTACGCCGCCGGCAGCGCGGGAGCACCTGCGGCCACGTATTCGATGACCTTCACGAGGGGTGTCAGCTCGCCGCTGTAGGCGGTGAACCGCGCCCTGGGCAGCTCGGCGACCAGCTCCGCATAGGTCGTCTCGGCCGACGCCCGCATGACGAACCCCGGCAGCGCAGCAGCCATGGAGCCGTAGGCCGGCCCCTTGGCCGTCATCCTGAGCCGGGGGAGCGTCGGGGCCATCACCGAGTAGCGCACGCTCGGGTCCGGAGCCCCCATGCCGATCCAGCAAGAGAGCGGACCGATCGCTCCGATCAGCACCGCGTAGTCGTCCCATTCCGCCATAAGCGCGTTCAGCGGGCCGATCGTCCCGGCCATGCCTTCGCCCACGCCGCATTCAAACCGCAGGGCGGACAGCTCGGCGGTGATGTCGCTCACGTTCAGCTCCGACAATCGCATGGCGAGACGCGGAAGCTCGGCCACCAGTGTCGGTTCGATGCCGCCGTCCGCTTCCATGGCGAGCCCGGACAGAACCACGGTCATGGAGCCGTCTTCGGCGTCGCCCCAGTCGAGCCCTGCGGTGAACACCGGGTTGTCCACGGCGTCGTAGGCGGTGTAGAGCGTGGCGTCGAGCGCGTAGTCCTCGGGCATGGTGAACGCGGCAGCGAACAGCGTGAGGTCGTTCACCACCCACTTGATGGCGTGCCCATACATGAGCGCCTGAACCGCATCGGTGCTCCCCCCCACCCCGCGGGCCGCGCGCACCGTGGCGTAGGGGACTTGGAGCACCACAACCCCCTCATGGATAACGCGCACGGCGTCTGCCGTGAAGATGATGCCGTAGCGCAGATGTTTGTAGCCGTTGCGCCCGGGTGTGGGCAGCTCAGATACTGGAGTGAGGCCGACAGCCACACCGCCCGGGCGCGCGCCGCGCACATCGGGCACGTCGAACGTGATCGCACCCGCCCAGCTGGCGGGTAGGCTCTCGATGCTGTGTGCACCGCTGTTCCAGCCTGGGTTGAATCCCATGCCGGCCTGCACCTCCGGGGTCACCTCGCCGGGCACGGCCACCACAACTTCGCCCGCCCCCGACGGGTCGGGAATGAAGTTGACCGGCGGCTGCGTTGCGCCAACATCCAAACCAGAAGATGCGCCACCGCCACCGGTCGGCGGCCGTTCGGTGTCGTCGTCATCCTCCACCATCCAGCACATCCACTCTGAGTAGTAACGGATGTCCACTCCGGAGCGGAGGTCTGTGACCGACACCCAGTTGCAGTATTCGCGTGCCATGGTTGCTCCTAAGTTGAGCGGATTCCGCCCGGCGTGATTTGCACGTACTGGAGCGACACACTGCCCCCGGAGCACGTCGCCCCGGTGATTTCCCAAAGGCCCATATCCGGGAGCCCAACCTGAATGCGCCACGGCCCACCGTCCGGCGGCTTGATGATGTTGGTGATCTGGGCGCCCGGGAACAGCTTTTTGATGGCCTCGTACATGGCGGTCCTGCACGGGGAGCCCTCGGGCGGAAAGCTCGATCCGCCCCCAGCGCCGCCGTTGCCCCCGCCGCCGCCACCGCCACCGCTGCCGTCATCGGCCGGCAGCAGCTCCTTGATCAGGGTGTTAGGCATAGTCGGGCTCCTTGATCTTGTGGTCGTTCATCCAAGGGCGCGCGGGGTTGGCGGGGAGCGTGTTGCCCTCCTTGTCGCGCAGCGTGAGCATGGGTAGCAACTCGCCACGGTTGTAGGCGTGGGAGGAGTCGCTGAAGTCTTGCGACAAGATCATCTCGCCGCGAGTGTTGTAGAAGACGACGTCCGGGGCAATGCCGCCATCGGCCCAGCTTTCCCCTGGCAGCGTGAACTTGTGCGACGTCGCTTTCCACGAGTCGCCCCCATCCCTAGAAACAAAAATCGTCGTCGGCACCGCGTCTCCGCGGGCTTTGCGCGCGGCGAGGACAGGCACCGCGAGTTCGCCCTCACCAACGGCCACGACAAAGCCTACCCGGAACGCCCAGGGCACCGGCAACAGGCGGCGCGTCCAGGTAGCTCCGCCGTCGTCGGACACCATGAGCATTGGGCGAGAGCCGGGGTAAGCAAGCATGCGCGGGTCGCTCTGCGAGTAGGTCCAGTACGGATCGAACTGCATCCACAGCCGTTTGTGCTTCTTGCCGTCGGCGCCCTTTCTATACGTCGCACCGCCGAAACCCAGTGGCAGGTAAGGCACGGTATATCCGCCGCTTATGGACGGTGCCATCAGCCCCTGGTTGAACACGCCCCGGGGGATGGAAGCAATACTGCTCCAACCACCGCTTGTGATCTGCCTTACATCGATGGCGGCAGAAGATAGCGAGGAGTTGTCCCAGGAGAACGTCAGCAAGGTGTTCTTGTCTTTGACGAGCACGCCCCCGTACGGCACCAGGATGACAGCGCTGGCGCCGCCCCAGGTCGCCCCGTTGTCGTAGGACCACAGGAAGATCGCGGCGCTCTGTGATGCACTCGCGGGTGCCGATGCCCCGAAGCGCATAGCATGCACGTCCGCCCGGAGAACCAGCGTGGCAGGCCCTGTCCGGTGCAGAGACATCCCACGCGCCGCCCAATACAAGGCCGTCGGGTAGGCTGCCACTGCCGGGAAGGTAATCTTGGTGGTCGCCATGTCCCCGCGCGGCGTGGTGTACCTGCAGGTCAGCCGGTAGGGGCCGGAACTGCGGCTGTCGTACACGTCGTCGGGCCCGGGGTACACCGCTACGATCGACGTGTACTCCCCGGTGCCAGCCTTGGCCACCGCCGGCTCGGCGACAGCGTAAGTGTCCGATGCGTCCCCCCCGATGGGTGTGTACTGGACGTCCGCTATCTGCGCGGCAGATCCGAACAGGACGCCAGCCAGGCCGACGTAGACCGTATTGCTGTCCCACATATCGGCGGAACCGCCGATAGAGATGAATTTATGTCCAGGGTAACCCCCGCCTAGACCGCTATGGACATCGAAGGAAAGGATGGGTTTGCTGACGGAGCCGGTCGTTGTGTTGATTTCTACGACCTCCACGCGCGCCGCGCGCAGGCCGCGCTTCTTCGTGTGCCCGTGGCTGTCCTGCGCGCGGTCAGAATCGTTGAAGAAACGGTCATCCCCCGGGAGGTTGATCTCACGCACCAACCAAACTTTTCCACCGCCCGCTGCGAACAGACGGCGTTTGCCGGCCTGCGATGTGTAGTTGGCCTCGGTGAGAGCCTCGAAGCGGTAGGGTTGGGTCTCGGCCAAAGAGTGATATCGCGAAATCCGCGTCTGGGCCTTGAACCCTCCAATCTCCCGGAACGGCAGATCTCCATTGGTCGGGTCGATCTCGGAAACGTACAGGCGCGAGCGCTTGCGCAGCTTGACGTTCGGCGCCACGCTGCGCAGCTCGTTGCCGGTCAGGGCGTTCCAGTTCTCGTCGTAGGTCTGCGAGGTTTCGTGCAGCAGCAGGAAGCGCGGGGCGGCCTCGCCCGATTCCTTCTCGATGCGCACGAACTCGCCCGATTTCTGCACCGTGCTTTCTTGGTCCTGGTAGGTGATGAACTCCGAGCCGACCGCCACCATGGCCTGGAGCTGGTCGCGCTCCTTGCCGTCGGACGTGCCCTTGGAGTTGTCGGTGATGAGCATCAGCGCACCTCACGCGAACCGATAAAGTCGGTCCAGAAAGCGGCAGCTGGGGGCGGCGCGTCGTAGGCAGCGTAAACGTGCACCTGTTGAACCAAGGCCTCGAAGAACGGCGAGCCGAACGCAGTCACATAGATGCGCTGCCCGCCATCTGTGTTCGAGTAGGCGTAACCAACAGAAAGATCCGTCGGCCCTATAAAGTCGGTGAAGTCCCCATAGGACTCGGCGATCATCGACGCAGCCGCCGGGCCTTTGACGCCGACCAGAAACAGCCCCGTGTTGTTGGCCGGCCCGCCGGAAGTTTCCGATATGTCGGCCCAGGCCCCAGAGGGCGTTGTGTATTTGGTGATCACCTCCAACTGGGCCAGGTCGTTCTCGTGGGCCCCTGACTCACCGAACATCCATGCCGCGTTGAAGTTGGGCAGCGTAGGGCCCGGGTATGCGGACACCGGCAACTGCCAGTGCGTGGGGATGCTCCAGCCAGGCGGTCCCGAGTACCCGCTGAAGTCGTCACAGGTAAAGACGGAAACCATCCCCTCCAGCGATTCAGCTTGCGCGTGCGTGAGTATCTGCGCCGTCTCCTTCCCGACGAGGAAATACTTGAAATCCGGGTCGAGCGTCATCCCGCCCCCTTACGCCGGCAGGCTGAGCGAGATGTAGTTGATGGCCTGGGTTTCGCCCGAGGTCAGCGCCACCGAGCTCAGGTTCAGCTCAGCCCCAGAGGTGCCCACCCGGCCCTGCAAGCGCGGCTGCGTGGTCGACGCCGCGCCGGTGTCGGCGCTGCCCACGAAGCGGAAGAACGCTGCGTTCCCGGAGACCAGGATGGTGCCCGACCAGGTTTCGCCCGCCGCCTTGCCAATGGCGCCGCCGTCGGCCGTACCGAGGTTCAGGCCCCCGGAAATACCGTCGCCGTAGACCGTGAGCAGCTTGGTGTGCTTCGCGCCGTCGATCGCGGCGTCCGCAGTGGCCGGAATATCCGCCAGCGCAGAGGCGTAAACGTGGATGAAGCCGCCTGCCAGCAGGGTTTTCAGCGAGCCGGTGCCGAGCAAACCGTTGCGCAGGCCGGTGGATTGGAGGATGGTCATGGTGGTGCCTCTTTAGAGCGAGATGAACTGGAAGCCCGTCAGGACTTCGAGGTAGACCGTCGAATCGACGGCGCGGGGGTTGGCGAAGCGCACGACGGAGAGCAGCTTTCCGGTCGCGGCCCCCTTCGCCTGTGCGGTACTCAGGAACGCGCCGTTCACCGTGGCGGTGTCGGTCATGTCGAAGCGCGCGAGCGAAGCGGCGTTGGAGCACGCACCGCTGGCGACAGCCCCCAAGGTCAGGGCGAGGCGCGTGGCCTGGCTGTAGTTGGTGACTTCCGTCACGAGCGATGCGAGCGTGGCGGCCGTTTCGGTGCCGTCCGGGACGTGCGCCCCGGACCACAGGCCGATGTAGAGGCCCGCCGGGCCGGCGCCGCCCTTGAAGTAGGCGGTCACGATGTCGTTGAGCCCCTCGATCGGCACGCGGTTCAGCGCATGGTCAAGGGACAAGATGCGCCCGTCCTTCTTGGCCTTCACGGTCAAGTCGTAGGCGAATCCACACGGGATTTGGTTGATCGTCATGGGTCTTTCCTCACGATTCGGGCTTGGGCGTAGGAGCCGACGCCTGCGGCGGATGAACTTGGTTCGGAGAGCGCGGCAACGACAGCGCGCATGCCGTCCGCTTCGCGAAACAGCGTTGCGGCGGAGCCGGTGACGGCCATGGCGACGTGCTGCTCTTGCAGGTTGACGAGAGCGCCCTGCTTGTCGCAGGAGCACAGGCCGCGCGCGCTCATCCAGTGCGCGCCGCCGTCGTCGCGGTAGCCGGCCTGCTGGGCTGGGCCGCCGTAGGGCAGCGCAGCGCGCACCTCCTGGGCCGGGAAGCCACCGGCGATGAAATAGGTCTTGTCGGCGAGCACGAACACGCCGCCCTCGACGGCGGCGATGCAGGTGATGGGCGCCGGGAACATTTCGAAGCCGCGCGCCGGGTCGCGCAGATGCGGCAGGAACGGCTCGCTGTAGACGAGCACGGAGCCCACCGCCACCAGCAGCCGCGCGCCGTGGTGCGCGATGCAGGAGCCGGGCGGCATCGGCACCAGGGCCTGGTCGCCTACCGTCGTGGCGGCAGCATCGGACCAGCTGGGGGTGGGCCCGGAGACGGGGTGGTAGGAGCCGACGCGCACGCCGTCGGTGAAGTAGATGGCCTCGTTCACCCGGGCGTAGCGCACCGGCGCGAGGGCGCCGTAGCCGCTTGCCACCAGGGAGCGCTCTACCTGGTCGCCCGACAGCTCAAGGCGGTAGACGTTGCCGGCGTCGCAGTACAGCGCGACCCCGTCGCTGTCGAAGGCCGAATGGCTATCCGCCCCCGCCAGCGCCAGCGCGTAGCCCGCGCGCGACTTCAGCGTGCCCTGCGGCGTCACGTCCACGTTGAACGCATCGCGCAGGAGGTGTCCGCCCGTGTCCTTGGGCAGCGCCATCTTGAAATCGGGCGCGCGGTTGTCCATCCCGAATGGGAATGGTCCGATGCGCTGGGTTTTTGCTGCCATGCCGGGGAGTGTTCCCCGGCCCCACTCCAGCGCCAAACCCTATACGGGGGCACCCTGCGCCAGTGCAAACCGCCCCTGCTCCATCGCATCCCTGCGCTTGGCCGGCAGGTACACGCCCTCCTTGGCCTCACGGATGCGTTTTTGCCGCTGGGCAACGCTTTGCATCAGATTGAGCGGCAGGATGCGTCGGGCCGGATTCTTCTCGTTGAACTTGGCAATCGCCTCCCGCGCCTCGGTCTTGCCCGCCTCATCCCCGGCCATCGCCGCCATGGCGAACTGCTCCACCAGGGCACTGCGCCGCGCCTGCAGCGCGCGGTCGTGCTGGACGATGGCGCTCTTGCCCTCATAGGAGCGGCGCACGTCCGACGGCGAGAACCCTGCCACCTGGCCCCACAGCGCAGCGGCGTCCACCTCGTCCTGCACCACGATGCCGGTCTTGTCCTTGACCCCCTCGCTCTCGTAGCGCCAGGCCTTGAGTGGCCCGCGCGCCACGCTTGGCGCCATCGCTTCGAGCCCACGCAGATAGCGCCCCTGGCTCATCTCCTGGACCCCCTTGAGCACGTTGACACCGATACCGGCCACCGGCCCGAGAGCGGCCGTCATTGCCGATTCGGCCAGCCGCTGTCCTTCCATCCCCTCCTGCACGTCGGGGAAGATGAGCCGGTCGAGACCGACGCGGCCCGACACGTCCCACGGCGTGAGGCGCGAGAGGCCATGCGCCAGCACCTCGGCACTCTTTTGCCCGAAGGTATCGGCCAGCAGGTTCTGCAGCGCCACCTGGGCGTCCCAAGGTTCATCATCGTCACCGCCCAGCATCGAGGCTGCCGCCAGCAGAGTCGTCACCATCGGCAGGCCCAGCACACCGGCGGCAGCCGCGTGCATGGTCAGCAGCCCGCCCAGCGTCTTGCGGGCTTCGGCGCGGGCTTCGGGCGTGGCCCCTTTGAGCGACTGGTGCGCGCTGCGCGCCAGGGTGTAGATCATGTTCTGGCTGTACTGCTTGAACAGCAGGAGCACGCGCGCCGTGTTGCCCTGCATGATGCGGGCGCGGTTGCTAGCCGAGTAATCAAAGTGCCCCTTGTAGGTGGCATCCGCCGCCTGCTCGTAGGCGCTTTGGTGGCTCGCTCCAGCTTCGCGCGCCAGCCGGTAGGCGGCCACAAACGTCACTTGCCGGTTGAAGCGCTCGGCATGGTGGAACATGAAGCTGGCCCACTTCATCACCGGGCGCAGCTTCCACATCACCCCGGCATCCTCGCCCTGCGAAATCCCGGCCAGGTCGTGCGCCATGGTCACGTCGATCACACCGGTGCGAACCGCCTCATCGTAGGCCTGGCGCTCCTGCGCCGTCAGCGCGCCTGTGATGTCGTTCCTGCCGCGCGCCGCCTCGCCGCTCGCCTTGAGCAGCGCCGCGCTCGCTTTACCGAAGCCCCACTTGGCTCCCATGATCGGGTAGGCCACAAGCGCCGTCTGGCTCAGGTTCACCATCGCCGAAGCAGGCGACAAACCCAGGTGGAAGATGAAGCCGAAGCTGGTCAGCGCCGTGGACAGCGGGTTGCTCTTGGGGTTCATCAGCGATTCGTGGCGCTTGTTCATCTCGTCCACCACGCGCTGCGCCTTGGGCTGGTCGAAGTCCTCCACTTCTTTCCAGTCGTCCACGTGCTGCTGCATGGCGTTCAGCTCGTCCTGCATCAGGTCCGAGTAGCGCAGCTTGGCCAGATACCGTGCGCCGTGGAACATATTTTGCGCAAAGGCCCGGCGCGCATCCTGGCTGAAGCCCGGCGTGCCCTTCCTGTGGATGCCGTGCTTGGCCCAGGAGAGATCAGGCAGCGAAGACAGGTACAACTGCCCCAGCGTGTCCTCCAACTCCGCGCGGGCCGCCGCGTCCATGTCCTGCTTGTCCAGCACCGCGTACAGCTCGGTCATGAAGCCCCGGCCCACGGCATCCCGGCCGGCGATGAACTCCTTGCCAAGAATCGGCCGCGCCACCGTGTGCCCGCTGCCCGCAGGGAACGCCTTGAGCAGGCTCGTCCGCAGCGCCTGTGCCTCGGCCATGGTTTCGGCGCGGTTGACACTCGCCACCTTGCCGTCAGCGTCCTTGACCACCACCACGTATTGGCCAAAGCGCGCCAGCGGGAAGTACACCCCCTTCACCGCCTTGAAGAACTCATCGTCCATCTGCTTGAGCAGCGCCGCCTTGCGCTCGCCCTTCAACTCGCTGCGCTCGATCCGGTCCTTGATGGCCTGGCGCACGTTGGCGTGGTGCGTCTGGTAGGCGCTGCGGGCATCGAGGTAGACCTGTTTAGCTTCTGGCGTCAGCGCATTGAAGCGCGCGCGCAGCATCTTGTAGCGCATCTGGTCGTCGCCGGGCACATGCTCCTTGGCCGGGTCCATCTGCGCCAGCGTGGCATCGTGCATCAGCTCGGCAAGCTGGCGTTCGTCCTTGAGCTTGCCCCAGGCGGTGGCCAGCTTGTCGGCATTGGCGCCGACCTCGTTCTTGTCCGCCTCCATCTGGGCGGCCAGCTTGTTGTACTGCGCGAGCGGCAGCGCGTCGCCGTAGATATCCACGATCTGGCGCCGGCCCAGGGTTTGGAGGCCCAGGCCCAGGTAATCTGTCGCCTTCCAGTCGGCGCGCTGCTTGAGGTTGGTGGCGGATACCGCCTTGATGGCATCGCCCGCGCGCTGGGCGGCGTCGCCCTCCGCTACGCTGCGGCTGTAGAAGAGTCCTTTGACCGATGGTAGCGATTGATCTGCGAGCCGAAGCAGATCCTCCAGAAGTCCATCGGGTCGCCCGTCAGCTCCTCGTTGCGCTTGGCCTTCGCTGCGTACAAGGGATGCGAGGACAGCTCGTCGCGCAAGCGTAGAGCCCCCTGCTCGGCTTCTTCTGCCGAAACCCGCCTCCGAGATGGCCCTGATCGCTTCACGGTCGAGCGTGCTTCCGCTTGCATCTCTAAACGCTCCGCCATCTGGATCAATTCGGATCGAGTCATCGCCATACCCCGCATTGTCCAAGGCCTTCAGGTTCAGGTCAATGAGGCGGCGGATATTGCCCAAGTCGTCTCCATAGACCCACTTGAGCGGCGGGATGCCCAGGCGCTTGTCGCCCGATACCTGTCTCGGGTGCGGCGCCAGGTGCGCCGTGGTGCCGAACTTGAGCGCGCTCGAGAGCATCTGCTCAGGCCGGCGCGTCATCGCATCGTCGCTGAAGCCGGCCGGGTCGCCAATGAAGATCATGCCGTTGTTGTGCGCGAAATTGGCGGCGATGGCATAGACCTCGCGCCCGCCCTCCCCGCTCTCGAGCGCCGAGACGTCGATCCACACGTCGCCGGTGCCCTCTGGCACATCCTCGGGGTTCTCTCCCGGCCGCTTGATCAGGCTGTCCGTGGCCTCTCCGTCCACGTAGTCGAACTGGTAGCGGCTCAGGCCCGTGGGCGCCACCATGAGCGATACGGTCTTGCCNTTGGCCATCGTGAGCTTGNAGTCCTGNCGGCCCGGCAGGCCGGGCACGCGCCGCACCTTGATGGCCGGGTCCACGTCGGCGGCAATTTCCGCCACAGTTTTGCCTTGCGACTTCGGGATCTGGAACAGCTCATCCACGCGACTGAGCGCCGCCAGGGCATTGCCAGCATCGGAGGTCACCCCATCCAGCGCCCCCGCGTGCTCCGGGTTCTCGCGCTGCGCGATGCCGAACGCCAGATTCACCAGATCCTGCGTGTCGAACAGGTCTGGCTTGGTGCTGAGTTTGTTCCACACCTGGCGCAGCATCGCGCGCACCTGCGCGAACCAGCGCGCCACCGTGCCCGGCTTGGCCAGCATGTTCGGGCGAACACCCTCTTCCAGCGCCACCTGCACCGCGTAGGGGAACAGCTCCTGGCTGGAATACTCCTTCCTGGCCTCCCCCGCCGGCCGCGACTTGCGCACACGCGCCGCCGCCTCGTCGTGCACAAAGCGCTCCATGCTGCCCTCTGGCGCGCTGGCCCACTTGCCAATGGCGCCATGCAGCTGGTTCCAGCCCGCTTCGCCCAGCACCGCCTGGCCGTGCTTGTGCATCAGCTCGTGCACCACCACGCCGAGCTCGTCACCGGCGCGGATGTGGTCGGCAATCAGGAAGACGGTCTTGGTTTTCGGGTCAAAGAAGCCCAGCGCATTGCCGGCCTCGCCACCGGCCTCCATCGAAACGCCGCCGATCAGCGGCTCCCAGTCCTGCTTGATCTCGGCGGACGTTGCCACCACGATGCGCCCGAGGCCATTGGGCAGCAGCCCGAGGCCGTTGACGACCTCGCGCACCGCCGCGCGCACCGAATCTTTGGTGGCGCGTGCGCGCGGCCGAATGCTCACCAAGTCCTGAGCCAACTCGGGGGACATCTTCGGCTGGGCACGCGCTTTGGCGGGCGAGCGGCTGAACATGGCCATACCCTTATCCGTCTGCTTGGTCTTGATGGTGCTCGCCAGCTTGTCAAACGCCGCATTGATGCGTGCGCGTTCCTCTCCCGTGGGGTAAGGGTTGCCCTTGTAGCCGCCACCAGCAAAGCGGTCTTCCTCCACGCCGTGGACCAGGTAATCCGACCGGGCGCCCATTGCGGTCACGCGATCAAATACCCAGCTCTCAAAGGCACGGGCGAACATCTCCGTGGGGCGAACCCAGTATCCGTCCACGGACTTGCCAGACAGCGCCTGCGCCTGGCTGGCGTAGTCGCTGCGCCCGCGTCCTGCGTACAGCTTGCCCTCGGGATCGTTGCGCAGTTCGTTCAGGGCCTCACGCTTGTTTTGCACCATGTTCTGGTACATGGCCTTCATCTCTGCGTCCTGCTCGCCGCGTGCCAGCGCTTCAGTGCGCTCCAAATCAAGCTCTTGGCTGCGCACCATCTCGGCCTTGGTGATCTGCTTTTGGAACAACGCGCGCATCACCTCGTCAAACGCCGCCGCCATCTCCGGGCGCAGGTTGTCCAGACGCCTTTTCTCGACGGCCTTCCACTCGTTGCCGACTCGCTCATGGCGCGTGCGCGGCACACCGTTGTACTGGTCTTCGGAGTACCAGCCAGACGCGCCGCGCGCCTGCGTTGTGTAGGCATCGGCCTTATCCAGTTCGCCAAAGTAGTGATCCATGGCGTGCGCCCACTCATGGGCCATCGACCCGCCACCGCGAATCTTGGTCATGTTGATGACCAGTTTGCCGGGCTCGTAGTGGGCGGCGAACCTGCCGCCACCACGGGCGCCGAAGGCCATGCCAAGCGTGCCGTTCAAGCTCATGGCCTTGGGTGGCACGCCCATGATCTCGGCCAGGTCCATCAAGCCGTCATAGGCCATGTTCAGGATGCGCTGGCGCTCGTCCTGGGCGGACCAGTTGCCAAATTCCACGCCCCGGAACCCTAAATCGCGCACGAAATCCTCGGACGTCACATCGCGGTCGATGCGCTGGGGCAGGTTTTCGCGCTTGAGTTCATCCAGGTTCGGGCGCACAGGCTCAGGCTTGCCGTCCTTCTTGCCCTTCATGTCGCGCTCGTACACCGTGGCCGCTGCCGCCTCGGCATCTGCCTTAGTGGGAGCGTAGGCAACCGTCTTGTTGTCCTTGGTATTCACCCGGAAGAACCCGGCCTCGATCTGCTCGCGGGTCAGCGGCGTACCCGCTTCGGCGGAGCGCTCCATGTACATTTCAATGCCGCGCTCGGTGGTGCCTGGCCCACCGTCCATGCGACTGACCGACAGGCGAGACTTCCACGGATCGGCCTTGGCGGGGAATCCATCCTCCACCAGCTTCTTCGCCTTGGACATTTCCGTGTAGCCCAACACAAACGGATCGCTGCGGCCCTTGTACACAGAGAACAGCAGCTCGCGCGCAATCGACTTGGCCAGCGGGTCTGCCGTATTCAGGCCAGCACGCTTGCGAATCTCCAGGTACGCATTCTTCACCGCCTCCGGCCCATTGGCCTCGGTGTAAACATCGCGCACGATCCGCATCATCTGCACGTACTGGCGCCGACCCTCGGGGGTGTTCTTCTTCGGCTTGGCGGCCAACTGGTCGTAGATCGTCTTGACCATGGCCGCCGTCACCGGCTCGGCTGCGGCAGACAGCGCCTCGTAGTCCGGCTTCCACACATTGGCCTTGGTTGCCAACTCGGCGCCTTCGGCTTCGGTCATGGCGTCCAGGTCGTCCAGATTCAGGCCACGCTCTTTCCATCGGTCTTTGCGTGCGCCTCCGATTTTCTCGCCAGCGTCTTCGATGGGCGATGCCTCTGAAGCCCCTTGCTTTACCTTCTTGCGGTTGTCTGCGCGGGCCTGCTGCTGGGCGTCCTCTACGTCTGCGCGGGTTATGGGTTGCGCTACAGGTTCTGTAGCTGCTGCCTTTGCCGGACGATCCGCGCCCTCACCAACTACACCGCCAGCCGATTCCCCGGCGCCACCTGCATCAGGTACAGCCGTTCGCACAGCGGCGCCAGGCTTTGCGGTACCGCCTCCTGCCCGCTGTCCAGTACCGACAGCAGGTGCCGCGCCTGCACCCGGTCCGCCTGCCCCGTCCTGCGCAGGATCAGCAGCGCCTGGTGCGCGCTCATCTGCCAGCCGTAGATTTCGTGGGGATGCAGCATCGGGCGCTCCTTGGGTCGATTGCGCACCGCTGGCGGCGGCGACGCTTGGAAACTCTGCCG